TGGCATCTGGTGTCCAGCACGATGATAGTGGTGTACTAGATACTACATTAGCAACAGGTATCCAACATGATGATAGTGGTGTACAAGATACTACAATGGCATCAGGGGTAGAATATGATCCAGATGGTAGCATGACTGATCCAGATAGATTTACTGGTACGCAGGGCACGGGTGGCGTAAGCCAACAAGGTGTTCGTACTGATAGGCCACTTCCAGATGAAGTGGGTGGTGGACGAATAGATGACGTAGCGCCTAGGGTAAGTGGTGAGCAAGAATTTGTTCCACCTGGAGGCGTTGATGCAGACGGTAACTGGGTTATTGATGCTAGTGCAGGCGATGAGCAAGAATATGTACCACCTGGTGGTTATGGTGCAGATGGTAAATGGCATTGGGATCAAGAACCTACTCTTGACACAGGTGTATTACCAGGTAAAGATGGTGAGCGGATACCAACAGCACCACCTACATCCGCAATTGCAACTGCAATTGCAAGAGATACAGGGGACGCGGGCCAAGATGATACAGAAGATGAAAGAGGTTTAGGTCGTCAGATGAGCCCAGCTGCTATCCAAGGCGCGATAAATGATAACGCTAAAGCCGTTAGGTCTGCTGAGCGAGCTGCAAGCACACCTATTGATGTGTTAGGATCAGAGCAAGGATTAGCACAAGCACAAGCCGTACAACCCGAAACTAAACCGGATGAATTAGAAATTATTAAAAAGAATGCTGGTATTGCTACTGGGCGTGGAGATACAGTTGAACAACCAGGTCATAGAGAAAATTGGACAAATTGGCAAAAAGCGGCTGACGATGCTGGTAAAGATATTAATGACTGGCAAAAAGATGCAGATAAATTTAATAATTCGCCTTGGGAACACGTAGATTTTAATAAAACTAATGGTGTATCTCTTCCTGTATTAAAAGATGTGACTAATCCTATTAAAATGCATGAATTTAAGCGATATCAACAACAATATGTTAGTAATTTGAGTAGTGCAGATAAAAAGAAAATGGAAGAAATTCCTCAAAGTTGGTGGGAAAAGAATGGTGATACAGCCACAGCAGTTGGACTAGGCACCGCATTGCTTATTGCAGGTGTAACGCTAGCTCCTGCTACACTAGCGATGTTAGGCCTAGGAGCTACTGCCGCCACACTCATGAACAAGTAGTTCAAAAAAACATCAAAAACTCCCCACTTTTTCCTTGACAAACTAAATACAATATCGTATAATATATATTAATGTGTATTGTATGATCAGGCACATTTTAGGCAAATAACAGACAAGAGGCATATTATTATGGCATCATTAGCAGACATACGTGCGCGGCTACAGGCACAAGACAATAAAAGTAGCGGTTCTAAATTTAGTGGCGATAACGCCATTTACCCATTCTGGAATATCCCAGAGCAATCCACAGCAGTATTACGATTTCTACCCGACTTAAACGAGAGCAATCCGTTCTTTTGGGCAGAAAGACTTATGATCAGGCTTCCTTTTAAAGGTATTAAAGGAGAAAATGATTCTAAGAGCTGCTTTGTACAGGTTCCCTGTATGGAAATGTTTGGAGAAACTTGCCCAGTATTGACCGAGGTTCGCACTTGGTTCAAAGACTCATCCCTTGAGGATATGGGTCGGAAATATTGGAAAAAGCGTTCTTACGTTTTCCAAGGATTTGTTTTGGATAGTCCTCTCGCAGAAGACACAGTTCCAGAAAATCCCATTCGCCGATTTATTATCGGTCCACAAATTTTCCAAATCTTAAAAGCGGCTTTGATGGATCCTGAATTAGAGGAACTTCCAGTTGACTATATGCAGGGTTTGGATTTCCGTTTGACAAAGACAACAAAAGGCGGCTATTCTGATTACTCAACATCATCCTGGTCACGACGTGAACGAGCGTTAGACAAAGATGAGATGGGTGCTATTACTGAACACGGACTTTGGAGTTTGAGTGACTTCCTTCCAAAGAAACCTGAAGAGACAGCAATAAATGTCATTAAAGACATGTTTGAAGCATCTGTTGATGGCGGTCAGTATGATCCTGATCTTTATGGTCAGTATTTCCGTCCATCTGGTTTTGCAAAACCGGATAATGGAACAAGAACTTCCGCCGCCCCAGTAGCATCCACTGCCGCAACTGAGGAAAAGGAAGAAAAACAAGAAGCGAGTGTCTCCGAAACTCCAAAGAGTAGTGGCGGTTCTAAAGCAGAGGATATTTTAGCCACTATCCGCTCAAGACAGAATCAGTAAAATAAGTTAAATACAAGGGGCAGACAATTGTTTGCCCCTTTATTTTATTATGATAATTAAGTCACTTAAACAATATAAAAAAATTCCAAGTGTTGAAAGAATCTTACATGCGTTTAATATACCTTGGTTAAGGTTACAAACAACAGAAGTACCAGTAACAGAAATTTATAAAGAATATACAAGTTTAGATATTAAACCTGTATATCATCGACCTGATGATGTAATAGCCGGCGCGAAACATAATATGTGGAAGAGTTTAACCTTATATGGTGTTGACAGTCATATTACAGAAGATGTCGACGGAGAACATACTTGGACAGATGTTGCAGATCAGTGTCCTATTACAGTTAAATGGATTAAAGATAATTTTATAATTAATAGTAATACTCGTAGAATTAGATTTATGTGGATAGGCCATGGTGGTTGGATATTGCCTCATAAAGATAGAGATGATACTGGTTTACGAGAGATAAATGTCGCAATAAAACAACCTACAGGCTGTATATTTAAATTTACAGAGCGTGGTGTTGTTCCATTTAAAGATGGTCGTTCATATCTTATTGATACTAGTAATGAACATATGGTCTTTAATAATTCAAATGAACCAAGATTACATATAATATTGCATACTGATATGTCAGATGAAATGATTCAAGACAGTTATACTGACACATATTTTGATGAGAACTATAATAATACTATTAGAAAAGCAATTATAATACATGATTGTGATAATGACAGTTTGCTTAAATTTACTCAAACTAAATTATTTTTTGATGCTAAAAACGCAGGCCTAGATTTTTTTGATGATTGTGTAACTGTTAAGAGTCTTGCAGAGGCATATGATATTGCAACTAATAATGATACAATATTATATACAGGAGATTTTTTAACCACTACATATCGGTCTAAACATCTATACGCAGAAAATGTTCATATAGCAGATCAATGTGCTAATACGGAAGGCCATGAAGAATGTGTTATTAAATTTGATCAAGATAAACCTATTAATTTTAAAAAGAGATATTATACACATCCATCAAAGCAATGCTATATTATAGAAAATATGTTAAGAACTATAATTCATAGTGAGAAATATATATATTTGTCAAATACAGATCTTTGGAATTCTATTACTCCTATATTTTTTCAACGAATGCCTGGTCCTGGAGTTGTAAAAGATTACTCACACACTTTTCCAGATATGAAGCATTTTTATGGGTTAGCGAGCGGATTTAAAACTGTTAATCATGTACTAAAAAATAATTATGATTCTGTTACTGTATATGATAAAAATAAAAAACAGTTAGAATTTGCAAAAATGTTACATAGTTATGAGGTTCTTCCAAAAGAATTGGACTATATAGAAAATTCTATAGGAACATATGATCCTTCATTGTATGTTAGAAATAATTGGAGTAAATGGCATAATATGGATGTAAAGTTTGAATTAATAGATTTATTAGACGAAGAAACTATACGATTCAAGCCACAATCTATAGTTTGGTGTAGCAATATATTTCATTATGAACCAACATTATTTTTATATGGTTATGATTATATGAAGGATAAATTAAAAGAATTGACAGAAGTCAATTTAAATTGTATAATGATAACTGGAGACCCTACGGGGAATGTAACGGATCCCACCACTAGAGCTAGTCGTGCGGGGACTATAATTGAAGCAACAGGAAAATAACATGGTAAAACCATTTGATGTAAGTAAATTTAGACGAGATATTACAAAATCTATAGACGGATTGTCTGTGGGTTTTAATGATCCAACGGATTGGATCTCATTAGGCAATTATTGCCTCAATTATCTTGTAAGTGGAGACTTTTATAAAGGAGTTCCACTTGGCAGAGTGACAGTGCTCGCCGGAGAATCAGGTTCAGGAAAGTCGTATATTGCGGCAGGTAATATTGTTAAAGCCGCACAAGAACAAGATATTTTTGTAGTATTAATAGATAGTGAAAATGCTCTTGATAAAGAGTGGTTAGAACGAATTGGCGTTAGTACTGACGAAGATAAAATAATGCGATTAAGTATGAGCATGATTGATGATGTTGCTAAAACTATTAGTACATTTATGAAAGATTATAAATTAATGCCTGAGGAAGAACGCCCTAAGATATTATTTGTTATTGATTCACTTGGTATGTTGCTAACTCAAACTGATGTAGATCAGTTTGATAGAGGTGATATGAAAGGTGATTTAGGTCGTAAACCTAAAGCATTAACAGCATTGGTTCGTAATTGTGTTAATATGTTTGGTGGATATAATGTTGGTTTAGTGGCAACTAATCACACTTATGCATCACAGGATATGTTTAACCCGGATGATAAAATTAGTGGTGGACAAGGGTTCATATATGCATCTTCGATAGTAATTGCTATGAGACTTTTAAAGTTAAAAGAAGATTCTGAAGGAACTAAAACATCACAAGTACACGGTATACGGGCCGCTTGTAAGGTAATGAAAACTCGTTATGCAAAACCATTTGAGGGAGTTCATGTTAAAATTCCTTATGAACAAGGCATGGATCCATATAGTGGATTACTTGAGATGTTTGAAGCACAGGACTGGGTTGCGAAGCAAGGCAATAGGTTAAAATATACTTGTAAAGATGGTACAGAAATTTTAGAGTTTAGGAAAGGTTGGGTCGGAGAGAAGTTAGATATTGTAATGGAAGACCTTGTTGCTCGCAATTTCAACGTATCAGTACCAGTGATAGAAACGGCTGATTGATATAAATAACTCTAAAAATGAGGATTATTTGTGGAAGATACTGTTCTAGTAGATATATGGGACATACTTAAAGCATATATACCAAAAAAAGAATTATCATCAGCCGCGGGACAAATTGTCAATTATTTAGATGAGGACACTACTGCTCATACATTGAGTGAGTTAGCAGATAACTGTCCAGCAATTGCTCAAGCATTAGAAGACTTAAATAATGTTGAAGAAGAATTTGATGACGAAGACGACTGGTGATATATGACATGGTATAATAAAGTAGTTCAAGATTTGGGTAATATTCCTGATGCACTTGATTATTATGACGGTGAATTAGTAGACGCTAAAAAAGACGTCAAAATAAAAGGAATATTAGAGAAAAATTCGTCTGAATTACCTGGCATAGTAGAGCACAGGTTTAACCAGTTACAAGAAATAGAAGCAATATTACAGTTTCTAAACATTCAATTAAGAAAATTAAGACGCAAGCATTTTAAGAATTATTTAGAAAACTATCAACGAGCATTGACTGCTCGTGATGTTGAAAAGTATGTCGATGGAGAAGACGAGGTAATAGACCTCGAAACAATTATAAATGAAGTCGCACTTGTGCGAAATAAATGGTTAGGAGTTATTAAGGGATTAGATGTTAAGCAGTTTCAGGTAAGTAATATAATAAGACTGAGAACCTCAGGAATGGAGGATGTTACCGTATAATGGATGATCAAATACGACGAGCATATTATGGCGATCCAGATTCCTTAAGAGACTCTGCTAATAAATTTTTTACAGTTGTATCACAAGATTTATTTACAAATATGTTACATGTCTGTGATTTTGGATGTGGTGATGGTTTTAATACGCAATGGTGGTGTGATCAAGCACCATTCAATAAAGATGATATATATGTCAATCATACAAAAGTTTCAGGCATAGATTTAATAGATTCAAAAACAGACAAGTTTGATAGAGTTGCTGGCGATATATTATCAATGCCTTATAAAGATGATGAGTTTAATTTAGGTTGGTGTCATTATACTTTACAGCAATTAAAAGATCCTGTCTTGGGATTAATAGAAATGAGAAGAGTAATGACTGATTATTCATTGCTATTTCTATCAGTTCCTCAATCTTTAGATAAAGAATACGATAGATTAAAAACTAAATTTAGTCAGTTTGATAGAGTTTTTTATACATTGCCTATATTAATAACACATTTAGCAATGGCTGGATGGGATTGTAGGGGTGGATATTTTTTAAAAGAATATAATAATCGAGATATTTGTGCAGTAGTAAAACCAATGCGAGACTGGAAAGAACCAAATGATGCATATGAGTTAAATATGTATGACTTAATGGATAGAAAAGTATTGCCGGAAAGTACAGATGATATGATTAAAGCAAAAGGCTATTTTGATGAAACAGCGTTGATGTTAAAATGGATGAATGGTATGTTGACAGATTACAATACAAGGGTATAGATATGGGTTTTCCAATAGTTAATACAGAAAATGTAACAGTAAAGCAATGTAAGCATGGTGATTTTGCTTATCTAAAGAGTGATACAATAATTGGTAAAAGTTTAGATACTTATGGTGAGTATGCTGAAGCAGAACTTGCGTTAGCGTCTCAGATATTGCGACCAGGTTTTAAAGTAATTGATGTAGGTGCTAATATTGGATTACATTCTGTATTTTATAGTAAGATAGTGGGAGATGAAGGTGAAGTTTATGCGTTTGAGCCAAGCCACTTAAATTATTTTTTCTTTGTAACTAATTTAACTATTAATAATGCTTTTAATGTACAACATTTTAAAGCAGCTATTGGAACAGAAAAACCATTATACTTACCCATTAATAAATTAGATGATGAAATGAATCATGGTGCATTAAAAACATCAACAAAAGATGGTGGTGATGATTTTGAGCAATGTGCTGTATTTCAGTTAGATGATATTGGACTTGATTATTGCAACCTTGTAAAGGTAGACGTCGAGGGTAACGAAATAGATGTATTACAAACTGGTGAGAAATTATTTTCTCAACAGCGTCCTTTTATTATGTGTGAAGCACAAGAAAATACAAAGGAATTGTTTCAGTTCGTTAAAGATATTGGATATGACGCATATTGGGTTCCTGTTAATAATTTTAATCCTGATAACTTTTTTGAAAGTAAAGAATGTATATTTGATGATCCAATTAGCCAAATAATTAATATTTTTGCGTATCCAAAAGAAATAGATATTACCATAGATAATCTAAAGAAGGTTAAAGGCGTCAATGATAAGTGGAAAACTCTTAAAAAAACTACGAAAAAGAAGGCTAAGAAAAAGGCTAAGAAAAAGACTACAAAGAAATAGCAATTAGTTCGTTTTCAACACCTATGTTAGGTAGTGGTTTTTTATCAGTAAAATTATAATAATTTTTCATTGTAAATCCATGGTCCTCAAAATACTCGTATAAGTTTAATCCTAAACATTCATTTACAAAATCACCACCAGCAGTAAAAATTATACCGCCCTTTAGTACAACATTACGCATTGCGTATTCTATAGAGAACATTCTTAATTCTGGGGTCCATCTAAAATCCCCTGCATCAACATTGCAAAATCCCACATTCATATCATTTAAATCATATATGTCTTTTTCAATAATGTTTGGATGGTTAAGAGGATTCCATAGATCTACTCCAATACAACGATTGCCATATTGTCTATATAATATATCAAAACTAATGCCAAAATTAGTGCCCATTTGCATAAAACGCCCGTTTGCAGGTTTTAGCATACCATGTAAAACATGTTCAAACATAAAACAAGATTTAGACATATAACCGTGATTGTGCCCATCTACACCAACATCCTTGAACCAAAAATCAAAGCATTCTTGAGATTTCTGCGTGATTTGGGATTCAGTGAGATTCATATGAATATTTATGAATACCCCAAATACCCTATAAAATATTGGGTTATTGCCCTAGATACCCTATAAAGTATCGGGTTAATGCTCAGAAAACCAGCAATTTCAGCAATTTTTCACCAGAAATATCAGAAATTTGTCGTTCTTCAATTAAATCAAGCACTTAGCGTCATAAAAAGAGTGACAGATCTGCTCGATATGTTAGACTTATATAGTAAGTTAAGAAACAGAGAGTTACCCAAGTGTTAGATCAAGGCTGTTTTAAAGTTTTTTACCGCGAACCCGAGTTAGGCGGAAGTCGCATATTCATCTCAGCATCCACCGCTACCCTTATGGACGCGGTTGCAGAGTTTAACCTGCTCAAGGGCGGGTTTGATACGCCCCTTACTGTTGAACGGTATGGGATCGAAGGCAAATTGACGCATCGTTGGAATATGGACGGCCGTTATGCTGTGCCACGTTGCGTAGTAGAAACCGATCGTCACTCACAGAGGTAGAAATGGCTTATATACGAACA